ATTTTTGGTTTCCATCAGGGTCGTCGGGACAAGGAGATGGACAACCGGAACAACGCGGTTGGTTTGGATTTGTTTCGGCAGGCTGGGATTGAGGCGACTCCGCAGCAGTTGACGCAGATGGTTGACGATATGATTTTCCAGCAGTTGGACCGGATCATGTCCCGGACGCCGGAGGAGCGAAACTTCCGTAGCCCTGAGCGCGGACCTGATCTATACTTCCCGCGAGATGAGCGCGGCAATATTGCTACGCAGAATTAGGAGAGGCCATGGCAAGCAATGGCGGACTGATGGATCGTAACGTTCCGTCTCAGCTGGATGAGGCGGATTTGGCGGCAGAGCTGGAGATTGAGCTTCCGGGTTCTCTGGACGATGATCGTGTTCAGATGATGGTTGACGCGCAGGGTGTTGGCGAGATTGAGATCACGCCGATGGACGACGGCGGCGTTGAGATTGACTTTGAGCCTTCTGACCAGCGCGGTGAGAACGAGGACTTTTACGCCAATTTGGCGGATGAGATGCCGGAGCGGGAGCTTCAGCGCATTTCTGGCGAGCTTTTGTCGGAATATGAGTCAAACAACGATTCGCGCAGCGAGTGGGTTGACACGTATTCGAAGGGTCTTGAGCTTCTTGGTTTCACGTATGACGAGCGGACGCAGCCGTTCCGCGGTGCGTCGGGCGTGACGCATCCTTTGCTGGCCGAGGCTGCGACGCAGTTTCAGGCGCAGGCTTTTAACGAGCTTTTGCCGCCGCAGGGTCCTGTGAAGACGTCGATTATGGGAAAGGAGTCCCGTCAGAAGCAGGAGCAGGCACGTCGGGTCAAGACGTTTATGAATTACTACATCACGAATGTGATGGAGGAATACACGCCGGACATGGACCAGATGTTGTTTGTGCTTCCTCTGGCGGGTTCGACGTTTAAGAAAACGTATTACGACGAGGCGATGGGACGGATTGTGAGCCGTTTTGTGCCTGCTGAGAACCTTGTGGTTCCGTACAACACGTCGGATTTGGACACTTGTCCGAATATTACGCAAGTGGTGACGATGTCGTTGAACGACATGCGGAAGATGCAGGTTTCTGGGTTCTACCGGGATGTTGAGGTTGTTCCGTCCCAGCGGGAGCTGTCTGAAATCTCGGAGATGACGGACAGGATCGAGGGTTTTGAGCCTTCGAACATTGATTACAACTGCACTCTTTTGGAGTGTCATGTTGATCTTGATCTTGACGGGTATGAGGACGTTGACGACGACGGCGAGCCGACGGGGATCAAGGTTCCGTATATTGTGACTCTTTCTTTGGACAATGGTCAGATTTTGTCGGTCCGTCGCAATTATCGCGAGGACGACGCGCAGAAGAAGAAAATTGCGTATTTTACGCACTACAAGTTTCTGCCGGGGTTCGGGTTCTATGGCTTGGGCCTGATTCACACCATTGGGGGCCTATCCCGTACCGCGACGGCGGCGCTTCGGCAGCTCATTGACGCAGGCACGCTGTCGAACCTCCCGGCAGGTTTCAAGGCCCGCGGCCTACGGATCACGGACACGGACGATCCGTTGCAGCCGGGCGAGTTCCGGGACGTTGACGCTCCGGGCGGCGCGATCCGCGATTCGATCATGCCTTTGCCGTTCAAGGGTCCGGACGCGACATTGTTCAATCTTTTGGGCTTTGTGGTTCAGGCTGGGCAGCGTTACGCGACGATTACGGACTTGAAGGTTGGCGACGGCAATCAGCAGGCTGCTGTTGGCACGACGATTGCGATGCTGGAGCAGGGCACTCGGGTGATGAGTGCTGTGCACAAACGTTTGCACTACGCGATGCGCCAAGAGTTTAAGATTTTGGCTCGTTTGATGTCGGAAACACTCCCGCAAGAGTATCCTTATACGATTGCCGGTGGTGACGAGACAGTGATGGCAAAAGACTTTGATGACAGGGTTGACGTCATTCCTGTCAGCAATCCGAACGTCTTCAGTCAGGCGCAGCGCATTGTTTTGGCCCAGACGAAGATGCAGTTGGCCGCGCAGGCGCCGGACATGCACAACATGCACGAGGTTTACCGTGACATGTATGAGGCTTTGGGCGTCACGGACGTTGATCGGATTATGAAGGTCGTTCCGACGGACGATCCTGTTCCGTTGGATCCTGCGCAGGAGAATATCAACGCGTTGGACATGCTGCCTTTGAAGGCGTTTGAGGGTCAGGATCATCAGTCGCACATTATGGCGCACATGATTTTTGGCGGGACTCCGATGGTTGGGGCGATGCCGCCGGTGGCGTTGGCGCTTCAAAAACACGTTTTGGAGCACGTTCGCATTGCTGCGCAGGAGCAGGCCGCGGTTCAGTACCTTCAGGGGCGCCAGCAGGCGGGTATGCAGCCTGCCAACGAGCAGGAGATGCTGGAGATCGAAAAGCTTACGGCACAGCTTGTGGCGCAGGGTATGCAGCAGCTCAAGGAGCTGTCTGGCCAGCTTTCTGGCGCGGGGGCCCCGGATCCTCTTGTGCAGCTCAAGGAAGCCGAGCTGCAGCAGAAGGCGCAGGCCGATCAGATGGACAATCAGGTCGACATGGCCAAGTTGCAGCTGGATCAGCAGGGTCAGGCAATGCGCGGTCAGCAATTCCAGCAGCGGTTGGCGTCTCAAGAAGAGATGACGCGCGAGCGTATAGATTCCGCAATGCAGCGCGAGCTGCTTAAGATGCGAGGGCAGGGCTAATGATTGATAAAAACCTGAGCTATGCGTATGGTTTTGCCGAGGGCGGAGAAGTTTCTCCTCGCGAGCTGTTTACGACAAAGGTGCGCCCTGACGCTCGCAAATTGCGAAGTATGGTTTACAAAAAAGAAGCCCCGGATTTACGCTATGACGTCACGGGGGACGGCCAACTTACTAGAAACGACGTTAGAAGGTTCAGGGCATTTGGTGCTACCCTGCGCGGGAGAAGGCCAATCGTTCCGCTTCCTGACGAGGAGTATGCGTTTTTTAACAACTTGTATGGGCCTGCGGGCGGAACTTCTCCAGAACAGCCGGTTGCGCCTGTTCCCGGCCCGGGGGTTGCTCCGGAAGACCCCCCAATCCTGTACTTTGGACCTGACGGGCAGCCCGTTTATGGCGGCATTTTCCCGGACCAGCCTGATGCGCCTGTGTTTGGGGGCCCGGTACAGCCGGTTGCTCCGCCTCCGCAAGTTATGCCCATTGAGCCCGGCGGTGATTTTGGTCTTCCTCCGGACCAGCCGGTTGTTTCGCCTCCCCCCATAGTGCAGCCTGTGTTTGATCCGCAGGCCCGGACGTACTTTCCTTTTGATAGGCCTGCGGGGGACCCGGGCGGTTCTCGTACATATGGCCCCGGAACGCCTTTTGTTCGACCCGAAGGAATTATGGGCTTGCAAATGGGCGGTCTAAAACTGTCGTAACAAAGGAGATCGACATGAAAAGCAAGGTAAAGTTTAAGGGCGCTCCGGCCAGCAAAACGCCGAAGGCTATGAAGTGCGGTGAAATGCGTCCTGCGCCAATGGCGGGCAAGCCTTCGCGCAAGACGGTCCGCGGTGCGGGTGCCGCGATCCGCGGCAAGAGCTACGTGGGCTAGTGTCATGCCTTTGAAGCGGGGCAAGTCTCGAAAGACGGTGAGCGGCAACATCAGCAAGCTGCGGGGGGAGGGCTTCCCGCAGGATCAGGCTGTTGCGATTGCTTTGAGCAAGGCGGGCAAGGCTCGGAAGATGGCCAAGGGCGGCATGGTCAAGGGCTTTAGCCCGATTGTGCGTGTGCCACAACGCTTTAAGGGGGTTTTGTGAACGCTATGACGACAGTTGCTTCCGCGCACAAGCGCCTTGACAAGCTTGAGCCCAAAATTGAGCAGATCGACAAGGATGTTGCGTCGCTCAAAACAGAGGTTCGGATCCAATTTAAGGAAATTTTTGTCCGTATTAAGCGCATTGAGGCGCTTTTGATTGGCACCGCCGGAGCAATTATTTCGATGCTGGCAGCGATTTTGGTTAAACTCGCATGAGGCGTCAGTGGATCCAGTCACAGTCATAGCCACGGCCTCTGCTGCCTATAATGCCATTAAAAAAGGCATTCAAATCGGCCGTGAGCTTCAGGACATGGGGGGCCAGCTTGCCACGTGGGCAGGGGCTGTCAGCGATCTGGACTTCATGGCCAAGAAGGCTGCGGATCCCCCGTGGTGGAAGGTAGGCTCGAACGTCCAAGCGGAAGCTATGGAGATCTTCGCTGCAAAAAAGCGGATCCAAGCACAGCGGGACGAGTTGAAGACCTATATTCAGTACTCTTACGGTCAGTCAGGGTGGGAAGAGCTGGTGCGGATTGAGGCGCAGGTCCGCAAACGGAAGCAGGCAACCGATCACCGTAAGGCCGAGATCAAGGAAATGCTGATCACGATCACTATCGTTGGCCTTGTCCTCATGGCTGGCGTCGGGGGTCTGGCTCTGCTTGCCTATTTTCTGGTGCAGCAACAATCCTAGCAGTGCAATTGAACTTTTGGAGGAAGCCATGAATCGAAGCTCACTTTTTCTCTTGCCTGCCCTCATACTGCTGGCTGTGGGCGTGGTGTTTTACTTGTCCGGCGATGGCCACTTCCGTTACTTCTGCCAAGACCCCGATAACTTCGAACACCCTTCCTGCATACCGCCCGCCTGCATTGCTGCGGAGGTTTGCACCTACATGCTCATTGATCTGGGAGAAACCCAATGACCCCTGAAATGCTTGACGCCAAGCTGCGCTACTTCATCGGCATAGTGCTTGGCCTGACCCTGATGTTTACCGTGCTGGCTGTTCTCTACAGCCTCGTGTTCGTCACGCAGCCCATGACCGCATCGGCACCTAATGACGAGAAATTCTTTGCATTGATTGGGCCGATTGCTACGTTTCTAACAGGCACCCTGTCCGGCATCATGATTTCGTCGGGCCGCAAATCGGAGGACAAGAAAGATGCTGAGTAAACTTATCGGACCCGTAACGGGCATCCTCGACAAAGTCATCGAGGACAAGGATCAAAAGGCGCAGCTCGCTCATGAGCTTGCTACAATGGCAGACCGACACGCGCAGGACTTGGCTCTTGCGCAGATCGAGGTCAACAAAGCGGAGGCTGCATCTGGCTCTGTGTTCAAGGGCGGCTGGCGTCCGTTTATCGGCTGGGTGTGTGGTGGTGCGTTTGCCTACCACTTCGTCTTGCAGCCGGTGATCGTGTTCGCCGTACTGACCGCTGGGGTGGAACTGCCGCCCCTGCCCGAGTTTGACATGACTTCGTTGCTGACTGTGCTGATGGGGATGCTTGGCCTTGGCGGTCTGCGCACTTATGAAAAGAAACAGGGCATTACCAAATGAACCTCACCGAAGAACAGCTGGCAGCGATGCTGCCGACGAACAAAGAGATCGCCGAGTGGTGCAAGGTGCTAAACAGCGCGCTGCCCAAGTACGAGATCAACAATGCGCGTCGCATCGCGGCATTTATCTCGCAATGCGGGCATGAAAGCCGCGATTTCACGGCCATGGAAGAAAACCTGAACTACTCCGAGAAGGCGCTAAACAGCGTTTTCGGCCGCTACTTTGGCCCCGGCAAGCGCAACGCTGCTGAGTATGCGCGCAATCCGGAGAAAATCGCCAACTACGTCTACATGGACGAGTTCCGCAGCAAAGCTGGCGCGCTCGGCAACGTGCAGCCGGGGGATGGTTTCAAATTCCGGGGCAGGGGTCTCAAACAATTGACGGGGCGCCAAAATTACGCTCGCTTCGCCAAAGACTACGACATGACGGCAGACGAAGCAGCCGAGTGGATTGAGACGAAGGACGGCG